TTATCTGAGTATACATTTAACTCGTCTAGCGCATCGTTAACAGTACTTAAAGTTTCACCTTTAGACTCGGTGTTTGCTAGGATTGTTTGAATAGAACTCATGTTGAGTTCGTATTCCTGGAATCCAGAAAGAACTGGGTCCAGAGTTAACGCTTTTGCAATTTGAGTACCTGCTTGAAATGCTTTGGCTGTAATCCCAGCCAAAACAGTTGCCGCGATAGTAGCTAAAGCTAAAAACTTAGTCGAAACACCATCAACTTGGAAGCTCATTCCACCGAGATCAACTCGGTTGGCAGCTGTTGTAACGTCATCTAATCCTTTAATACCATCTCTAAGTTGGAGTTTATTATTAACTTTGTCTGCGGCAGTGCCAATGTTTTCTAAGCCTTTAGTGCTTCCCTCAAGCTTTAAACTACTACTAGTTTTTTGCGCCGCCGTAGAGACGTTTTCAAGACCTTTTGTGCTTCCTTTAAGTTCTAGTTTTTGATTAAACTTATCTAACGATCTTGACGTTTCCTCAATGCTCCGTTGAAAGGAGGCATTATCAAAAGTAATTTTGACTACGCGGTTGTCTACTCCGCTCATGCTTTCACCTGCCTCCAAATGTCATTTACAATCTTTTCGAACACTGGCCTAATGGCTGGGTTAATATAATCAATTCCTTGAACGTAACCGCCAGTTCCAGTCCCATGACCGTACTGAATTAAAATAGCTACGTTAACCCCGTCATTTGTGTTAGTATTATACCATTCGATTCCTGGGTTGGTTTTGCTGTTGATAATTCTGTAGCCCCAAGAATCAGAAGTGAGACCGCTTTCTTCCGGAGTGTACTTTTCTAAAGCATTTACTCCCATTTTGCCATACTTATCTAAGTTTACAAAGAGGTCGTTTGACGAAAGCTTTTTTAAAAACTTTTTAGTCTTTGAAAAGTCTCCTGTGGAAGATAAAGTAATCAAAGCGGTCTCCTTTCTAACTAGAGAATTCCAATGTCTTCAACAATAATAAAAGCGGCTGAACCATTCTCGTCACTCTGGATTAGAGTGTTTGGGTACGTGCTGTAGGCCTGAAGTTTAAATGATTTAGATACATTCCACCCTGCCGGCGCAATAACCACTGCACTAGAATGGGCGTGAACAACCCAGTTGTTAAAAGATGCGTGAGCTCCACCGCGAACAATGGTGTTTGGGTCGCTATTTCCAGTTCCAGTATCCGAAGGAACCAACCTAGTTACAAATCCGCTTCCTCCAAGTGCGCTAAAGGCAACGTGGCAAGTAAATTTGTAAGCCCGGCCAACGGTTGGCGTAAACGTAACCGTAGTTCCATTAACATTTTGCCATAAGTTAGCTGAGCCCATTGTCTGCTGAATATTATAAGAACTAAACGCAACAATTCCACGTCCGCTGTCAGAGATCTGAGATTCAACGTTAGCCACAGCTGAGTTTAACTGAGAAAGACTTACGTCTCCTGTCGGTCCCTGAACGCCCTGAGGACCTCGAACATTTCCAGCGTTAATTGTCTGGTTGTTGTATCGAGTTAAAATTAAATCGTTTCCAATAACCTGGCCACTAACAATGGCCTGGTCTTCAATTTCCTGAATTCTTGCGGCCGTATAACCTGTAACTGTAGCCATGACCCTCCTTAAAAAGAATCTGAAAGCTGATAGGTAAAAGTATCTAAGTATCTAACGTTTGCGTCTCTAATTTCGTAAGTTCCGTTGGCACTGGTAACAACAATTAAGTTATCGCTAGAAGTAGACGCAGTCCAAGTACCGTCTCCATTGTCAACAACTTTAATGTTCGGAGCGTCTTTAACATCTTTTGTATCACTAAGAATGTACACATCATCTTCAGTAAAAATTGCATTTGCATCTTTAATTAAAAATTCACCTTCATCTACAAACATAATAAACCCTGGATATTTTGTTTCTGCTGTCCAGGTTCCGTTTCCATTGTCAGTAATTTTAATTCTAAACCAATTGTTAATATAAGAAACTAAATCGTTCATAGAAAGTAAAGATGCATTGGCGTAGTTTGTTCCGTAAAGAATGGCCTCAATTTCTTCCAAAAGCCAAGGATCTAACTCAGAAGTGTTAATCACCATATAAGCAGAAGGCCTATACCCTTCAATGTACTCTGGTGTAGTAAATAGTTCCCACTCGAACTCAACTAAAGACGGGTCATCACTAGCGGTTGCGTAAGTTTTTTCGCTGGGAATAGCAGTAATGTTATAAACAATATGAATTTTATATCCAGCTTCACTGCCTTCAAAATCGTTACCAATTTTTGTTCTATAACATAATGCAAATGTTTTTTGCGGTTGTTCGTTTAAATGAACACCGCTTCGAAGTTCTTCTGCGCCGTTAATTTCATCCAATTCATTTGGATATGTTACCGCAGAAAGAGTCGCTGTAAAAGTTCCAAGTTTTACAACGTCATTAATCTTTGACCCGTCTAAAAAGACTGGCTCAGCAGATCGGTCAAGGCTTTCATTGATAGAGGTTAAACCATTCCAAGGAACTGCCGAACCATCTGGTAAGTACAGAACGCCGTTGTCTAAACCAGACTCATAATACCTATCCCCAACCGCATCCCAAGTAATTTTAGGCATTTGTCCTCCGTTTAACCTTTGGTCCCTAGTTCGGCTTTTCTACGAGCATTAAGCTCTTTGTTTCTATTTGAAATCTCATGCCGAGACATCTTTTTTTGTGGGGAGTTTTTAATATTGCAAATTCTAATTAAAGAAAACAGCCGGTTTAAGTGCCATGTCTCACATTCAAACGGAATATTAAAGGCAACTAACCAATAGTAAATTAACTCGGCGGTAATGGTTTCTCCCTTTGACTTTTGTTGCGGCATAACACCAAATGTAGTAGCCGACTGTGGAGATTCAATGTAGTCATTAATTTTTTGTAAGTTTTTTTCTGAAAATCTGTAAATAACGTTTTCGTCATCCAAATCATGCAAAAGCATACACTTAATGTAATAAAAAATTTCTTCATGGCTTTTGTTGTTTGCTGACAAGAATGGTTTTTGAAATTCTGACTCCCATTTTGACAGAGAGACCAGAGAATGCTCTAAGTATAAAACTGTGTCATTAATAGTCTCAAAGGTTTGTGTCTCTTCATCGAAAAGCTCGTCGCCTTCGACAACAAGTTTAAGCATTCTCTGGCCTCCTGCCCAAAGTCATCAGGTGAAGTCGTAGAACCAATCGTCATCGACATTAGCCGGGAAGTAGTATCCGTTGTTGGGACGAGCCGTAACAACAGTATCCTCGGTAATGACGACAGCGCCAGCAGCCTGTGCGACGTTGTTGATGTAGTAAGTAACACCGGTAACCGACGGGATCGTAATCGTGTCAGTAGCCGAGTTATACGACGGCTCAGTCGGGGTGACCTGCACCGCGGTTCCGCTGAAGATGGAAATCACCGCATCAGGAAGGGGCAGAGACGGATCAGTCCCAGCCGTTCCGTAGAGGAAGTTTTCAAGAATCTCTAAATCACCGGAATCAACCATGGTGGAGTCAACCGTTAAGATAGAAGTAGGCCTAGCGTCAGTAACCGCAACCGGGACCGTCGTTAACTCCCAGCTAAACGTAATAGCCTCGGGCGAATCGTTGATCGTCGTGTAGGCCTTCTCCGAAGGGCTCGCGCTACAGCCGTAAACCAGGTGAAGTTTGTAGCCATAATCATCGCCATCGATGTCGTTGCCAAGTTTGGTCCTGTAGGAAAGACCAAACGTACGACGAGCCTGCTGCCCAATGGTTAATCCAGGCGCGGGAACGCCAAGACCATCAAAAGGAGCGAACTCATCCGGGTAAGTAAAGGCCTCAATAGTCCCACCGAACTCCTCGGCCGAGAAGAGGTTCAGGTACTTAACGTTATCCGCATACTGAGCGTTAGGCTCCGCGCCCGAAGGGGTCTCCGTAACGGTAACAAGACCGTTCCAAGCAACTCCATCAGTGTAAGCGCCCGAAGAATCGGGGATGTAGAGAACACCCCGGTCCACACCGGTCTCATAGATTCGCTCACCGGCACCGTCCCAAGTAAGAACTGCCATTGATATCTCCTTCTAGAAGTAAAGTTTGTAAACGTCGTGGTTTAGATTGTCTGCCGTGTAAAAACGATCATAAACACATGATGGCAACTCTGAAATCTTTTTAGGAATGTCGCTATCAGGGTTTCTATCAATAACTGTTATTTGATATCGCAATTTGTTTTTATACGGCTTATTATCTGCAAAGTCAGTGCTTTCGTCGTCTCTTTTGTAAATGATACAGGGGTATTTAATTTGAACGGTAGGAGGTGGTTGAAAATATACGTAGTCGCTACCTAAAAGATCAACTAAAAGTTCCTGAAGTTCAAGCCGTTGGGCCATTGTAAACACTCCCAAGACTGAGGATTAGGCGGGGGCTCTTGACTTCGACACTAGTCACAGTCCAAAGAACCCCCGCCCACCGCACGTATTTAATTTTAAAGAAGTGATCGATGGCATATTGATCGGCAACAATACTAATAGAGTTGCCAACCGAAATATCATTATTTAAAGATACTCCCGAATCTAAAGTTCTAGTATTACGAATAATATCTCCATAATACTGATACTCGGTAATGAGATCAACCCAAATACCAGACTCGGGTGGGTCTTCTACAGCTTCCCCGTATCCAATTTCTCCATAAAATTTAGCCATCTAAGCTCCTAAATCACTCCCCGACAAATGTCCAGGAATCGTTCTCGCTGCTCGGGAAGTAGTAGCCGCTTGCCGGAACTGCGTTCACAACAAACGTCTCACCCTCAGCAACCGAGTAAGGCGACCCAGCCGCGTTCATCGTCGAATCATCAGAGGCGTCCTGGTAGACGACACCCGTCTGGTTCGTGATGGTAATGTCGGAGCCGTCGAAAGCAGGCTCAGCCGGGGTAACCGCAACGAGAGAAGCAGCAACCTTCTTGACAACCATCGCCGACTTCAACTTGGTAAGCGCCCCAGAAACACGGGTCTCGATCAGGTACTTGTACTGGTTGTAATCGATGTCGAAATCGTCAAACATGCTGACGTTTCCGCCCTTATCGGCGCCAATAATGTAATCGACCGGGTTAACGAGAATGGCGACGATGTCGTCCTCTTCCTCCATAACCTCAACCGGAACAATCTCAGCGACCCGAAGCTCGGTAGCAACCTCGTCAAGGGTCTTGTAGATACGACGACCGACCGTGTCCTTCAGAAGCAGGAACTTGGCAATGTAGGTCTCGGTAGTGTACATGGTCGGAAGACCAGTGCCCTTCCAGTACTGGCGGTTCATCACAATGGCGTCAATAATCTCCTGCACCGAGGAGTTAGCATCATCGATGTTGACGTTAACGACAGTGGTGTAGAGCTCATGATCCTTTGCAATCGGGCGAATATTCTGCTCGTTGATCTTATCGTCGTGA